GGACTTAAGATTATCGCAGAACTTTTGGACACTCAAAGCAACAGAGACCTATACAAAGCAATAAAAGAAGGACTAATTGATAAAATGTCTTTTGCATTTACTGTCGCAGACAATGGGGATACTTGGTCGTTTGGTAAAGATGAGATTAAAAGAGACGTAACAGATATTGCTAAATTGTGGGACGTATCGGTTGTGGATACACCGTTTTACGATTCCACTTCAATATATGCGCGGAGCCTTGAATTACTGGACAGTGAGAAAAGGCGGCTGGATAGCTTGCGCGAAAAAGAACTTTTAAAACAAAAAATTATCATGAAAGGAAAGGTGTAAATCTATGAAAAAGAAACTTTTAGACCTCCTGGCAAAGAAGAATACCAGGAAAGCTGAAATAGTCGCAAAAGCAGAAAAAACAGAAAGTGTTGAGGAATTGAGAAGCCTTAATACTGAGCTTGATACTCTCAATGAAGAAATCCGCAGCCTTCAGGAAATGATTGATAATATGCCTGATGACGAATCAGGAGATCAAGGCAAAGAAGAAGGACAGGAAGAGAGGACAAAGGCTATAAATAGTAAAGTACCAGGTATAGTTAAGTCTGGGATTGAAGTTCGCAAAGAAAAGGACGAGGAAAAACTTGAATACCGTAAAGCGTTTCAGCAATTTGTAACACGCGGTGTGCCTATTCCGGCTGAATTGAGAGATGATGGAGTAACCAAGACTACAGACTTAGCAGCTGCAATACCTGTGCCGCTGGCGAATCGTATTATAGAAACACTTGAATCAACTGGTATGATTTTACCACTTGTCACAAAATCAGCATTCCCGGCCGGTGTGAAAATTCCAACTTCATCTGTGAAGCCTGTTGCAACATGGGTTAATGAAGGTGCCGGATCTGATAAACAGAAAAAGACCGTTACAGCGAGCATTGACTTTACGCATTATAAGTTGCGTTGCGAGATTGCCATGACACAAGAGGCTGCTGTAATGGCATTACCAGCATTTGAGACGGTATTTGTCAGACAGGTATCCGAGGCCATGACAAAAGCGATTGAAAGCGCAATAATTAAAGGTGCATGGAATTCAGGAGGTAATACCTCGGTTGGTCCGAAAGGTATTCTTAACGAAATTCCGCCAACAGGACAGGCTCTTACCGCTAAAAAGATAGATTATGAGCTTTTGGTAAATGCTGAGGCTGCATTACCGCAGGCATACGAAGCTAATGCAAGATGGTGTATGACTAAAAAGACATTCATGGCTTTTGTTGGCATGACAGATGCTGAAGGCCAGCCCATTGCTCGTATTAATTATGGCATCGGAGGCAGACCTGAACGGACGCTGCTTGGTCGTGAGGTTGTGCTTTGCGGAGATTATATGGATAGTTTCAGCGCATCGCTTGAGAAGGACAAGATCTTCGCATTCCTGTTCAACTTCAGCGATTATGTATTAAATACCAATTATGACCTTGGAGTGCAGCGTAAGCAGGATTGGGATACAGAGGATTGGTTGACTAAAGCCGTTATGGCTTGCGATGGTAAAGTAATTGACACCGGATCTCTCGTAACCATCGCAAAAGCATAAGGAGGGGTGATAATGTCTGTATGTTCAATGGCTCCATATAAGCATAATTTTGGACAGACAATTACAACCGATGTTGAAGGCGTGGCAGTTGACAGCGCCTTCATCGCCCATGTTCGTATTCCTGCCCCCATGGCTGCTAACTCTAACGGCATGATAGACGGTGCGCGATGTACCACAGGCGAAGGGGAAGAACCATTAGTAATCACAGTATTTAAAAAACAGCCCGATTGGCCCCGCAATATTGTTGTGACTTTGGCCGCCAGCACTACTGGAGATATTGCTGCAGGAGAAATTGTTGTAAAAGGTAAAAACTTTTCAGGTGAGGAAATAACCGAAACACATAAAGTCACAGCAGATACACCGGGTATTTTTACAGGCTCAATAGCTTTCAAGGAAGTAACAAGCGTTACTGTACCGGTGCAGGATGGAGGTTCCGTAACTGTTAATGTTGGCTGGGGTAAGGTGTTCGGCATGCCGTACAAATTGGAAGCGGGCGAGCAAGTAATCTTAAAGCTGTTTAATAAATCCGCTGACAGTGGCACCGTTACACCTGATGCTAAGGACATCGAAAAGAATGTAATCTCATTAAACGGTAACCCGGATGGACAAAAAGATATAGACCTGTATATCATCGTATAGGCGGTGGTAGAAATGACTAACGAAGAACTTTTGATTGAGTGCAAAATCGGTCTGGATATTCCGGTTAAAAGCACTGATTTTGACAGTGTACTCAATCAAAAAATCAAAGCGGTAAAAAACTACATGCGGCGTGCTGGTGTAAAAGAAGAAAATATGGATTCGGCGGTCATTGTTTTGGGTGTAACGGACTTATGGAACACAAATGCCGGGGAAGTTAAATTTTCCCCGGTTTTTGAATCTCTCGTTGTCCAATTGCGGGGTGATTGAGTGAGGAAAGATAAGATAGTGCACCTCATCTCTGAAACGGAAACCACGAATGCAATGGGAGATGTGATAATAGATAAGTTATATCGAAAAACATTTGCCGCCAAAAAATCCATAAGGCAAAGTGAGTATTATCAAGCAGCCGCAACCGGGCTGAGGCCGGAATTAACTTTTGTACTTTGGACACGGGAATATAAAGGCGAAAAATCATTGAAGTATGATGACAAAGAATACACAATAATCAGGACATTTGAACCCAACAGTGAAGAAATTGAGTTAGTTTGCCAGGGGGTGGTCAACCGTGCCAATGCCACCTAGTGTTACAAAAATAAAAAAAGACGGTATTGAGTTCATTTCAAGCGTTGACCGTGCGCAGTACACAATCCAAGAACTCACCCGGGCGGCACTGAAGGATGTTGCAAAATTACTCCGTAAACGTATGATACAGGAGTTCAAACAACTTCCCGGAATGAAACGACACAGACGTATTTACAACAG